TGGGCAATGGCGTGTGTGGCGCCGGCTTGGCGCAGGGCGATGTGCGCGGCGACGTTTTGTGCCATAGACGCGGCAGACGTTACCAGCCAAGATACCAGCTTCACGCCCGCCCATGCGGTAAGCAGCGTTACCACGGGCTTGATGTTGTTCGCCAGCAAATTCAGGCTGCCTGAAAGCACTTTTGCCGCGCCCGATGATTCGCCCGACTTGCCGATAAACTCCACCAAGCGGGTTTTTAAATTGACCATGCTTTGCGAAATGGTTTTATCAGTCTTGGCAAAATCATCATCCACGCTTTTTGCCGCGCGTTGCAAGGCTTTCACCAACACATCGGCGGTGAGCTGCCCTGTGTTGGCAAGGTTGCGCAGCTTGCCAACGGGCACATCCAAGCCCTTGGCAATCGCAGCGGCAAGACCGGGAGCGTTTTCCATCACCGAGTTAAACTCTTCGCCACGCAGCGCGCCCGAAGCCAACGCCTGCCCAAACTGGGTTAGCGCTGCGCTGGCGCTGGCGGCGCTCGCCCCGCTTACCGCGATGGCTTTATTGACCGTTTCGGTGATGCCCAGCGTGTCTTGCTGGCTGATGCCCAGTTGCTTGGCGTTGGCAGCAAAACGCTGATACACGCTCGCCACGCCATCCAAATCCTGCCCTGTGCGCGTGGCAATATCCAGCAGCGCAGTTTGCGCGGTTTTCAACTCTTGGCTGGATGCAGTAACCAGTTTCAGGCGGTTGTTAAACTCCGTCCACTTGTCCATCATCTGCGCAATGCCTGCCACGCTGCCGATGCCGATTGCGGCGATTGCGGCGTTGCCCAACGAACTGCCGCTGCTGAGGTTGATGCGCTCGTGAGCGGCAATCAAGTTTTGCATGGCGTGCGCTTGGCGGATTTGCGCGGCGGTTGCACCGTTGCTGCGCAACTCCATAAGCTGCATCTGCGCGGCGGTGCGCCCGATGGCAAGGGTTTGGTTGCGTAAGCCCGATAAGGTGCTTTCTACCGCAGCGCGGCGGCGATTTTCAGCGGCAACCTGCGCTTCAATGCGGTTGCGCAGCTCGGCAAGCGCGATATTGTGTTGATGCACGGCGTTCAAAGTGGCACGTTGTGCATCGGTGGCGTTCACATTCTGGATGCGCAACGCTGTTACCGCGTTCGCGCCGCCGCGCAAATAAGCTTCGCTGCGTTGCAGTTCCCGCGACAAACTGCCCAAGCTGCCGCGCATCCGCGTTAAGCTATCAATCGCCGATTGCGTGCTGCTGTTTAAACCGCTTGCATCTAGGTTGATGGATATATCGGTGGCTGCCATGTTTTACTCCACAAAAAAGGCAGCTTTCAGGCTGCCTGATTTAATTATCTGTTACCGATTGCACGGTAAACTCTTCATCCACAATCGCGGTGTAGTCTTTGGTGGTGATTTTCCAGCCGCGCCCATTGGTTTCAATGTCCACAGGATTTCCGTTGGCATCGCACAGCGTGAAGCCTGTGGTTGAGCCTTGCAAGGCAGGCGGATAGCTGCTTGTGTTTTCGCAGGCAGGTTTAAAGCCGCCTGAGGTGGCTACCATTTCGGCGCAATCGGCTGGTTTGCCGCCACTTCCATCATCTACAGGCTCGCCGCCGTCTGCAATAATGGGTTGATACAACAAAGGCACCCATGCATCCGCGCGTAGCTCTCCGCCGTACCACATTTTTCTACTATACATGCCCCACCCATAATAAACTTTACTTAAAGAATAAGGGAAATTAGGTGGTTCATCATTTGGTTCTTGCTTCACATTAGTAGGAAATTTAACTTCGCTAACAAGTCGTTGGGCAATACTTTCAATCTTTTCAGGGTTACGTGTATAAACCACCTTAATCAATTTTGCCTTACTCCACCCATTCTCCCAATAACTCAGTGGAATTTCATATACTTCCTCCCCTTTTTTCGCCGCAGGCGGCGTGCAAGGGTCTTGCCAGCCGTCGGGTTTTTTAACCATATTAGGGTCAAAATTCACCGCAACGCATTGCCCTGTGTCGCAATCGTGCAAGCCTTCCAAGCGCGGCATCGGCTCGCCTACTTGTGGGCGGCGCAGCGGGTCGCCGATGGGGTCTTTTTGGTCATCGCCTTTTTTCCCGCCCTTTTTCTTGTCGCCTTTTTTGTCATCCCCTTTTTTGTCATCCCCTTTTTTATCGCCATTCTTGCTACTTCCCCCGCCGTTGTACCAATATTCGCCCACCCCGCCCAACACGCGCTTGCCTTGGCGGGCTTCTTGGCTTTGGTTGTTTTTTTCGGGATAGCCGATGATTTTGCGGATGGCTTGGCTTAATTCGTTGGAATCCATTTAAATCCTCACGCTGATTGCGTCATTGGGCACGCCCACGCTATACGTTAATTTACGCTCCAAGGTGCGCGTATCCGTGCTCGCTGCTTCAATATCGGGGGCTTTAAAGCGCAGCACAACGGCTTGATACTTCTCTTGCTCCTTGCCTTGCACCACCGCGCCATTCACGCGCTGATAAATCATGCCGTAGCGATAGCGTTCCATGCCTATTTCTAGGCTGCCGCCCATCATGCTGCCGGCGATTTCATCTTCACCACCCTTGGGCAACAACACTTTGCCCACGCTGCTGCGATTCGTGTAGCGCGGAAAGGTCTGCGTAGGGTTTTCAGGCTGCCTAAATGGCGTGTATTGCCCATTGTCTTCGGCGTTTTGGAAAAAGCGGTATTGCACGGTGGTTTGCCCCAGCTTGGTCTCAAAGTTAAAGCTGTGGGTGAAATGCGATACCTTGGCTTTGCCGTGAAACAGCGGATGCTGGATTTCATGCGTGTGGCGCAGGTCTAGGTGCGGCATAAATTTCACTTCCAATTCCACCGTGTTTTGCCGATGCGCGGCAAGAATCATCGTGTATGCCGTGTGATACGCCACTTGCAAGGTGCGCGCCCACTCGCCGCCCGAATCGTCAAAATCGGCATACCAATCGCCATTATCGGCAGCCTGAAAACGAGCATGGGGGATGCGCGGAAAATTGCCTTGGCGGGAAAATGGGTAATCCAGCCTATTTTGACTGCTCGCCTCGTATTGCACTTTATCCGCGTGTGGATTATCGGCAGTATCCCAATCTAGCCCTTTGGGCGGCTCAACGTTCACATTAAAGCTGATGCCTTGCTTCACTTCTTGATAGCGGGCGATGGAAGCGCGGTTTTCCACGCGCAGCTTGATGGTTTGCGCGATGTTTTGCGTCCAACGTTTAATCATTTCAATTTCGCCTGACACCACATCGCTGTTAAACAGCTTGCTTTTGCTGACCAGCTTGCCGTTGTCGTCGTATTGCCGCGCGTTGCCATCGCGATACCACGCCATTTGCCGCCCATTGCAGTTATACCAGCCTGTGCGGGCTACGCGCTCCAAGCTAAATCCCCACATTGTCCAGCCTGTTTCATTGACTGCGCTGTTGATTTCGTTCAAATCGGGCAGTTGCCCAAATTTGGCGTATTCGCACACACCTATGCCCAAATTCATGCTAATCACATGGCTGCGCTGCAACAGGCGCGTGTGCTGCAACGACACTTCCACTTCAACCGCGTTGGTTACGCCGCCCACGCTGGCAAGCGATAATTTGGGCTCGCGCTTGTATATCACACAAGGCGATAGCACGGCATCGGCAACGGCTTTGGGCTGCCATGGGGTTAAATAAGGTGTGCCGTAGGCATCAAATTCAAAACTAGCGGGAATGGTGGCTAGGCGTTTATCCAGCTCGTCTTTTTGCGTGTCAAATTGGTTGCCGTGCGCGGCTTTGGAAGTGTAGCCAATAGCGGCGATGGTGCTGTGTGGCAATGCGTTGATTTGCTGCTCGCGGCGGTCGCTGCATTGAATGGTCAATGCGCCTTGCATATCGTAGTCCACGCTGTCCACCACGCCTTGATACAACTGCACCGTTTCGCTTGCGCTGACGGCTTGCGCCACAATAGGCTGCGCATACCAACGATACAAATCAATCTCGCGCGGCAACTTGCGATCACGCCGTGGACGAATCACAAAGCTGCACAAATAACTCTCGTTTTCTCCGTGCGAAATGGTCATGCTTTGGGCGAACTCGCACATGTTCACCGCCACGCCGCCGATATAAACCGCAATATCAAAATCGCCAAAACCTTGCGTTTGGCTGCCTTTGAATTTGAATTTTCGCGTGGCATGGTGTTGGGTAAAACCATATTGCAACAAGCTGCCTGTAAGCGGGCGGTTTTGGCTGAAAGCCAACTCAATCAGGCTGCCAGCCAGCGTGCTTTGTTGGGCAAAGCCTAAATCCAATAGACTGCCTGCGATGGGATGGCGTTGGGCAAAGGCAAGTTGCAATAAATCGCCACTCATATATTGCGGGTTGTATTGAGTAAAAGCCCATTGGATAAGCGCACCGCTCAATGTTGGGTTTTGCGCCATGATTTTCTCGCTTTAAAAAAGCCCCACAAGGGGGCGTTTTGCATTAAGGTAACAACACATCATGCTTCAGGCTTTGGAACTTGAAGCCCACTTTACCCGAATAGTTGCCGTCGGCTTCGCCCGAATAGCTAAACTCGGAAACGGCGCATTGGTAGCCACGCACGCGCTTACCGTTAGGCTGGCGAAATTGGAAATAGGTGGCGATTTGGTTTTGCCCCATTTCTTCCAATTTCAAATGCAGCTCTTTATCCATGCTCCAATAAATATTCATGCTGCCTTCGCCTGCTTTAACCGTGCCTTCTTCGCGCGAAACTTCGTCGCAGTTGGTGGTTACGGTTTCATAGTCCACGCTAAATGGTGTGATGTCTATGTCTTTGGCTTCGCACAAGCCCGACATTTCGGCTTTGGCATAAACCAGCTTGGCTAAATCGGCGGCGGATAGCAGCGAAAAATCAGGGCGCGAAACGGTAAAGGTGTTTTCATCGCTTACTGCCACGCTGAAATAGCCGCTGGCGGTGGAATAATCCGTGCCGCTTAAAAAAATCACATCGCCTGTTGCCAAGCCGTGTTTTGCCGATGTGAACACGGGGGCGCGTGGGTCGGTGCGCTCTATCTTGCTGGGCGTAACCGTTTGCGTGGCATAGCCTAGCGCGATTTTGATTTGAGTTTGGTTGAATTTAATAGCTCGTGCCATTGTTTTACTCCATAAAAAAAGCCCCATCAGGGGCGAAAATAGCCTTTTCAGGCTGCCTATTCGTCCACGCGATAGCTCCATATCGCTACATGAGCTTTGGTGGCGTAATCAAAACTGTATTGGGTGGGGTTGTCTTGCTCCAAGCCTGCCGCCGCGCATACGGCTTTAATTTGCGCCACCAGCGCGGCACGTTCTTTGGGATAAGGCGCAAACAGCGTGAGGCGGATTTCAGGCTGCTCATCATAGCCGCAATTAGTGCTGCGTTTTTGCGCGCCGATGCGTTGGTAAAACAGCGCAGGCAGCGGCGTGTTGTTGGGCAGATGTTCGGGGAAAACGCCCAACAAGGGTGATAACAGGGCGTAAATTTGCTGTTCGGCGGTCATATTGCATTTCTCACGGCTTCTTGAATCGCTTGTTTGATGATTTGCTCAATTTGCTTTTTATTGGCTTTAAAGGTTGGCTCAATAAAAGGCTGCGCTTGCGTGCCGGGGTGTTGCCATGTGTTGCCGTTTTTCAGCGTGATTTTGTGCGGCGATGTGCCGTATTCCAAAAAATGGGCAATGTAGCCGATGCCGTGCACATCCGCGCCGCGTTTGAAGGTGATTTTGTGGCAGGAGGCGGCGTTGCGTTTGCGCTCGGCTTCGGGGATGTATTTGATAATCAGGGCGCGCGCTAAATCGCCTGGGCTGCGCGTGATGCGTGTGCCGTCGCCAAGGGTTACGCGGTAGGCTTGGGCGGCGCGTGGCGTGTTTTTGATGATTTCGTTGCGCAAAAAATCTGCGGCGCGGGCGGTGGCGGCTCTGCCAACTTTGCCGCGTATCTCATCGGGCAAGTGTTCTAGGTGCTGGATTAGCTGGTCTAGCCCTTTTACAGTCATGTTTTTGCCATAACGGGACATAGTGTTGCTCCTGTTGATGGGATGGATATATCAAGAAAATAGGTTTAAAAAATGGGAATTTTTAACGCTATTTGCCTTCGCCTGCTTGCAGGTTGGCGACTATATCGGTGTATTCGCGGTTTTGCTCGTCGTGCAAGATGGCGAGAATGGCGTAGATTTGCCCGCGAAAAATGATGCGCATTTGGTGGGTAATGCGGCGGTTAAGGCGAATGCGGAATGATGCGGCAACGCTGTGTAAATCCACGCCTCCTGCTTGGTATTCTTTGCCGCTGGGGAAGCGGATATTTGCCCACACGGCGCTTTCAGGATGCCATTCGATGATTTCTGCGCCGTAGTCATCGCGGCGGATAATGGGGCGTTCTATTTGGATGCGTTGCGTAAGGTTGCTGGCTTTCATGGGGCATCCTTTACACGGCAACAGGGGTGCGATAGGGGGTAAGCAAGGCTAAAACGGGCTGCGGCAAATACCATTCGTTTCCTTGGTCGGCGTTGCGGTTGTTGTCCCAATAGCCGATTAGCAGCAAGGCGGCTTGTTTGATGGCGGCGGTGTTTAGGTCTTGATTGGGGTCGCAATGGGTTTTGATGGCTTGCTCGGCAGCATCCAGCATGATTTGCAGGGCGGCATCGTTATCATCGCTGTCGTAGCGCAGATGGGCTTTGACTTCTTCTAGGGTGAGCATGGCGTTGTCCTTGATAAAAAAGGCAGCCTGAAAATATGCTTTCAGACTGCCTCTTTGGGGTCAAACGGGTTATTTTGCGCATCGCGCTTGGCGAGCGCGGCGAGACTGTAATTCTGTTGCTGCATATAGGGCGTGTCGCCGCCTGCCACGGCGGGCAAGCCTTGTTTGCTGCGGGCTTCGTTGATGGTAAGCACGCTGGCTTTTACCCCATCGGCGATGACTTGCATTTGGCTTTGCGCATCCATGCGGATGAGGCTGTGCAAGTCAAATTCGGCGCGCGCTTCGCCTAATTCGTTAGACAACAAGGCTTCAATTGCTTCAATTAGGCTTTGCAGGCAGCCTGAATAATACAATTCGTTCAAATCAGACACTTTCATGCCTGCGGGTAGGCTGCCAAAACCAATCAAAAAGGCGGGCATGTGAAACGCGCTGCACACGATTTCTGCCGACAAGCGCAGTTGCTCAATCAACTGGCTATCCACCGCGTTCACAGTAAGCTGCTGATAACTCATGCCATCGCCCAGCACGGCGGTTTTGCCGACTTTCCCGTTGCTATACGCGTCGTTCCATGCTTGGGCAAGGTTTTGAGCTTTTTCGCGGTCTATATGCCCCGGGGCGGTTAGGATGCCGCTGGGCAGGGCGCGGTTGCTAAAAAAGTGTCGGCTGCTCTCTTGGATGGCTAAACCATTCCCTGCCGCGATGTTGCACGCCATAATCGGCGGCAGCCCTACCAGCGGATGATAAAAGCAGTTCCAGCGGTCGTGGATGATGTCTTCGGCGGCAAAAAGGGCGGTGTATTGGATGTTTGCCAATTTGTCGCCGCCCACTTGATACCAAACCGCGCCTGTCTCATCTATCATGGGCTGCACAAGGTCGGCATTGAGCACATATAGCTCGGTTATCTTGCCTTTGGTGTCGCGCTGTTTGTAGATGTAAGCATTGCCGTTGAGCAGCTTGCTGGCGAGCCAGCACTCAAAAAACTGCTGCAAGGTTTGATAGGGGTTGGGGCGTTTGAGATAAGGAGCTGGGATGTCTTGCTCTGCCCAGATGCCGTCTTTTTTAACTTTGGTTAATAACGGCAGCTTGCTGATGTCGTGGGCGATTTTAGACACGCAGGCAAACACGGCAAAAAAACTGTGAATGTTGTCTTGATTTGCGCGCGGGGCGAAGTCTTGAAAACCAACGCCAAAGGCGCGCATCCAGCCATGCCTGGGCACGCTTTGCATGGATTTTGGGGTAAACAGTCGGCTTAATAATCCCATGATTTAGCCTTTTTGCGTGGTTTTAGGGGATTTTTTGGGTGCTTTTTCTACTTTTTCGGCGATTTTAAGCAAAATTAACACATTGGCTTGAGCTTCGTTGATGTCTTGGATGTCGCCCGCTTGGGCGTTGTGAGTGGGGGTTAAATAGCGGATTTCCATGTTTTATCCTTTTCAGGCTGCCCCAATAGCGCATTCATTAATACTGATAGCGAGTTGCGGGGTCTGTCCTGCGTTGTATAGGTCGTTTACGGCGGAAGTGATGCGCACATAAATAGCCACGGCTGCGCCGCCTTTGAGTTCTGCGCCCAGCGATAACGCGCCGCCTGCGGTTGCGCTGTCTAGCCCTGCTTTTGATAGGGCGAGTTTGATTTCGCTGGGGGCGTGGCGTTTGCCTAGACACGTCCACACGGCTGTACCATCGGCTATGGTTGCGCCTACGGTGGTGAGAAAGCGGGGTGCGGCGGCGGTTGTGCCTGCGGTAGTGCATTGATAAAGGTAACCGTTGCCGCCTGCGGGTTCTACGATTGCGCCAACGGCATAGGCGGTGTTGTCGGCACGGTCGGGCAGCGCATCGGCGGGGGTGAGTGTAATGTTGTCAATGCCGCTGTTTTTGGCGGTGCGCAAAGTGTAGGCTTTGTTGGGGCTGCCAAAATACATCACCAAATCTATGCTGCCACCTGCGGCATCAAAGTTTAGGGTTTGAAAGCGGCTGTTTGCGCCTTGGCTGCCGTATTCGGTGGTCATGGCTTCGTTTTGCCAGAGTTTAAACATGGGTTTTCCTTTTAGACTGGGTCAAAATCATCAAAAAAATCTTGCCCGCTTGGCTCATCTGCCTTATGCAGCAAAAAGTCTTCAAACGCGCCTTTGTAGCCGCCCATTGCCTGCGCCACGATATAGGCGGTTTGCGCGGCGTAGATTTCGGCGCGGCGCGCGGGCAGCATGTGTTCGGCGGCGTAGGTGGCGTAAAGTTGCAAGTCGTATTCGCTCATTTGGCGAATTTCGGCTAGGGTTTTGCCTAAATTGAGCGATAGGTCAATCAGGAAGGTTTGCCTATCGCTAAGTTTTTTGGGGTTTGGCTGGATAGGGCGGCTTCCACGGCTTGCTGCCATTCTTGGCGGATGCCAAAGGGCAGTTTTTGCAACATCGCCATCTGCTCGGTGTTGTCGCTATCAAACAGCCATTGCCCTTTTTCGTCGTAAAAATCCAGCGCGGCAAGGCGTTCGGATAAATAGGGGTCGTTGGGGTATTTATTGCGCAGTTCTTGTGCGCGTTCGCTTACGGCATTCAGGCTGCCTACGGTGTGGATTTTGACGTGCATGCCGTCGTAGCCTGCGATGGGGATAAGTTGCTCGCCTTGTTCGGCAAGTTGGGTTAGGGTTTGCATTAGGGTTTTGTTCATGGGATTTCCTTTAATTACAATCAAATAGAAGACCCCGAAAGCTGGAACTTTCGGGGTTTTTAGGTTTAGCTTGTATATTCAATATACGCAGCGGCTAATGGGCGGCGTTTTGCCCATGTGATAAAGCGTTCTACGCGCACGGCAAGTTTGTTTTCTTGCCATAAGTTGTGCGTGTTCGCGCCATCAACCAGCGTGGCGGTGTCGTTGAAGCTCACATCTACGCCGCCGTCTTGGGCAACCAGCAATTCGCTCATTTTCACAAGGATAATGTGGTTACCTACGGCTTGGCTGGTTACCACGGGCACGCCGAGCAAATGGCGGCTGCCGCCTGCAAATGCCATGCCTTCAAAGTAGGTTCTGCCCAGCGCGTCGCGCAACAGGGCTAATTTCATGGCGCGGGTTTCGCTCATAATGAAGTAGCTGTTGTCGGCGGAGAGGTTGTTTTTGGCAAATTCGCTTAACAGGCTCAACAGGTCGGCTTCTACTTTGTCGGCGGTGTCGCCTGTGCTGGTGATTTTGGTTGCGCCGTTTAAGATGCCTGCTGGGCGGGTATCGTTTTGGGCTTGGTCGTCCAAAAAGGTTTTATCCACCAGCGCGGTAGCGGCGGCGATTAAGTCATCGCGGATGAGTTTATCAATGGCGGGGTCGGCGCGGCGCAGCAATTCTTGGGTGTAAACGGTAATGGCGGCGAGTTTGTGTTCGCCCACTTCAACTTGCCCAAAGGTGGGGTTGGTGAGCGGTTTTTTCTCGCCTTCTCCTACCCATGATGCGATGCCGCCTGTAAGCTGCCCGTTGATTTTGACGTTGAAAGGTACGCTGTGAAAGCCTTTGAGTTTGTCAAACACGCTGGCATTGCGCAGTAGTTCTACAAAGTCGGCGGTGTAGACATGGGGTTCTACAAGGGGCTTAGCGAAGCCTGTGTCGGTGGTGGTGCCCAACGTGGCCTTGGTAAATTCAACAACGCTGTCGTTGTAGCCCAGCTGTTTGGCGGCATCAACAGGGGAGAGGTAGTTGCCGTTTTTGAGTTCTAATGCGGCATACATTTTGGCGCGCGCGTATTGGGCAAAGGCAATACCTTTTTCCAGCTCGCCGAGGTTTTGGGCTTTGACGATGCCTGCGCTGGCGTTTTTGCCTTTTTCTGGGGTGTCGCCTTGCACAGGTGTTGCATTTTGCTGGGCGGCTTTTTCGGCGGCAACCAGTTTTTCTAGGCGAGCTTGGTTGGCTTCTACCACTTCAATCTCGGCTTCTAGGGCTTTGATTTGGGCTTCTTGCGCTTCGTCGGGCGTTGCGCCTTTGGTTACGGCTTGGCTCATAATCTCGCCAATTTGGGCTTGTTTTTCCGCCAATGATTTGTTCACGGCGGCGAGCATTTCTGCGTAGTTCATAGTTTGACTCCTTGCCCGGTGATGGGCAGTTTTACAGTTAAAAAAGATGAAGCGGGTGCTTCGCTTTGCGCTTTGGTGGGCGCGGTTTCTGCCGCCGTGGGCGGCGAAATTTCAGGTTGCTTTTCAGGCTTCCCTAATGCGGCGGCTTTGATGGCGGTGATGGTGGCTTCGCTGTTGGCGGGGACGGTTACGGCGGAGAGTTCGTGCCAGTCCCATTTGGTAAAGTGGATGCCGCTTTCTGTGTAGGCGTATTCTTTGCCGCGAAAGCCGATGGATAAGCCTTTAACCAAACCGCTTTTGATGCTGTGCCAGGCTTCGTCTAGCCGCTCTTTTAGCTTACCGCTTTCGTTGATTTGGGCGAGTTGGATTTCTACTTCTATGCCTTTGTCGGTTACGCGGGCGGCAATCACTTCGCCGATGGGTTTGTCGCGTTGGTGTTGCCATAAAAAGGGGATGGGTAGGGCAAACTCTGCTCCGCTGGGCTCTACAATATCGCCGTCGCGGTCTAGGGTTTGGGTGGTGGCAATGCCTTTGATGATGCGCGCGTCGCTGCTTTCGCTGGCTTCTTTAATTTCAAATTTGCCGTAGGCTTTGGTGTATTGGTTCATGCTGTCTCCCATAAAAAATCCGCCCTTGGGGCGGTTTAGTTTTGGCTGCGCCTAAACGTGTTTTCAGGCTGCCTATATGAAGTGGATTTGGTAGTCGGCTTGCTCGGGTGCTGCTTCACGGCTGGCTACGCCCATTGCCATAGCTAGGGCAACGATGCCGTCGATGCGCCCTGTGGATTTGGCTTTTTCAAATTTTCGGTTGTTGGCGGCATCGGCAATGATGCGGGCGTTGTGCACGCACATATTGAGCACGGGGTTGCCGTCGTGGCGAAACTTATTATTGAAAATGGCTTCTTCTAGGGCTTCTATACCAACGGTGGCGTCTTTGAAGCCTTGTCCCCATTCCACTAGGGGCAGTTCTATGCCGTTTAGGGCTTTTCTGAATACGTCTATCCGCCAACGGTCGTAGGCGATGGCGCGGATGTTGTATTGTTCGCATAAGGTGATGATGCGTTCGGCGACTTCGTTGTAGTCTATGGTTGCGCCGCTTAATGGGGTTAAATAGCCTTGTTTTGCCCAGACTTCGTAGGGGGCGCGGTCGGTTTTGGCGCGCTCAGCGAGGGTGGCGCGGGGTGTCCAATACTCGCCTTGGGCGTGCCAGATGCCGTTGTGTTGGGCAACGAGGACAAAGGCGGTTAGGTCGTTGCGTGCGGATAAGTCTAAGCCTGCATACACTTCGCCGTGTTCAAAGGCAGCCTGAAAGTCGTGGTTTGGGGCTTGTTGGCATTTTTTCCATTCGCTGACGGGGATAAAGGGAGCAATAGGGTTCACGCGCTGGTTGAGATTGAGATTGCGGAAGGTGTTTTCAAAGCTAGGCATGCGCTGGGCTTTTTGGGCGAGACTGCGCATATCGTCTAGACTGCGGAAGCTGCCCAATGCGGGGTTGGCGGCTTTCCATGCGGTCTCGTCCATCAGGTCGCAATCTTCGGGGGCGCTGTAAACGTGGCAGATGGTTTGTTTGTCGCCGCTGCTTTGGGCATCGTCTATCAGAATGGAGAGTAGGTCGTCGTCTTTGGGGGCTTGGGTGCTGATGTTAATCATCAGGGGGGCGGCGTGTGCGCCTTGACTGGTAAGCAGGGCATCGTAGAAGTCGTTTTGGCTGCCTTTGACTTGCCCGACTTCGTCAAAAATAATCAGTACGGGGGACAAGCCTTGCGCGGTTGCGCCGTCGGCGGCGATGGCTTTGTATTCCACATTCATCGGCAAGCCGATTAGGCTTTTGCCGGATGGGATGACTTTGATGATTTTTTGTAGGGTGGGGTTTTGCATCACCATTTTGTGTGCGAGTTTGAACACGAGGGCGGCTTGCTCGCGGCTCATTGCGCCCGACACGATTTGGCTGTTTTGCACAGCGGCAGGTCCTACCAAATGCGCCAACAATAAGCCCGCAATCAGGGCAGATTTGCCGTTTTTGCGGGCGATGCTTAGGATGGCGGTTTTGGTGCGGGCGGGGTTGTCGTACACATCAAGGATGAATCGTTTTTGGAAGTCATCTAGCTGGATGCGTTGCCCAACCTTTGCGCCTTCGGGAATGTTGAGACATTCGATGAATGCGATAATTTTATTGCCGAGTGTCATGTTAATTCACAGGGGTGTTGATAAAGTCGCTTAGCTCGTGTTCTTGCGTTTTCAGGCTGCCTAGGGTGTCTTGGGCTTGGCGTTGTTTAGTGGCTCGCTTGGCGCTGTCTTCGCTTCTGCCGACGGTGGCTTCGGCATGGATGTGGAGCTTGGTGGAGTAGGTTATGGATAGCCGCGATAGGGTTTCTAGGCGACGAATGGCGGGGTTGTCTATGGGCGTGCCGCGCTCGTTGATAATGGTTAAGCCGTTGGCAGCAATGTCGGCGTGGCTGTCGGCGATGTATTGCATGGTTTTGGACAAGTTCCATGCGTGCAGTTTGTCTATGGCTGTCCATTCATCCAACGGGCGGGCGCGGATAATGGCGTTCCAGTAGTACAGCTCGGCTTCGCTTAATGGCATGGGCGGCTCTACGGTGGCTGCACTAGCGGCAAAGACGGCGACGGCGGCGGCTGCGCTGTCGCTGCGGGGGCGTTTTTTAGTTGTCATGGCTGGCTTTCTCGCGCGCGCACGCGCGTAGGGGCGTTTTTACGGTTAGCGTTTAAAAAAAGTTGCGCAGACGGTTAGGAGCGGCAACGTCCCAATTTTGGCGACTACCCCCCCGCATTCAACCAAGGTGCATCGCCCACATTACAATCGCGATTGAGCCGCTCACAGCCAAGCTCAAAATAGACGCACCAATGCAAAAGTTCATAAAGGGCGTATCCATTACTCATCTCCATCAATAGGGTAGCCATCCAATCCAAACACAACCAGCTTTTCGCCACGCGCTTCTTCACGCGCTTTGATGCTATCGTGGCAGGATTTGCATAATGGCTGCCAGTTATCACTATCCCAAAACAATTCCATATCGCCTTTGTGTGGTTTGATATGGTCAACTACGGTGGCGGCGGTTACTCTGCCTTGTTTCCGGCAATACACACATAAGGGATGCTTCAATAAGAAATAGTGCCGCGCCTTTTGCCATCGGCTGCCGTATCCGCGCTCGCCACTGTTCTTGCCTGCGCGCCAGCTCTTACCATTTTCCTTTTGGGCATTGCTCATTTTCTAGCTTCACTTTCTCGCGCACGATACAACCACAATTAGCGCAAGTATCCAGCAGCGACACATCCGCACCTTTGGGCAGCGGATGATAGCGTTTCAAATCATCACAAGCTGCGCACTGTGCTAGTCGACTCTTGCGCGTGGCATCATCCACCTGCTCTATATGCAGTATGTTTTTTGCCAGCCCAACTGCGCCATGCACAACATCGCCCCAACTTCTGTTGCACGAATCGCACATGTTTACACTCCAACAAAAAAAGCCGCCCAAAGGCAGCTAAAAAACAACAAAAAAGTTGCATATAATACTTGCAAACACAACATAAATGTTGTATTATTCAGCCATCTCAACAACGAAAGGCAGTTATGTGAAATACAACGAATTCAAACGGTGGCTCAAAGCGCAAGGCGTAGAATTTACCACCCAGCGCGGCAGCCACATCTTAATCAGGTTAAACGGCAAAACATCCGTTTTCCCCGACCACGGCGCAAAAGAAATCGGCACTGGGTTGGTAAACAAGATTAAGCGCGATTTAGATTTGAAGTAACCACAAAGGCAGCCCGAAAGGGCTGCTATCTGCCACAAGGAAAAACCATGTTAGCTTATCCCTACGATTTAACCCAAGACGACAACGGCGAATGGTTGGTAACGTTTCCCGACATTCCCGAAGCCGCCACCACAGGCGAGGACAAAGAAGCTGCCGTAATTGAAGCCATGGACGGTTTACTCTGCGCCCTAGATGGCTATTTCGCCGACAAACGCATTATTCCTGCGCCCAGCCGTGCCAAAAAAGGGCAAGCAGTATTAACCTTGCCAGCCCTGCCAACTGCCAAAATCCTGCTGCTCAACGAGATGCTTTCGCAGGGCGTGAAAAAAGCAGAAATGGCACGACGGCTAAACGTCCACATGCCCCAAATTGACCGCCTGCTAGACTTGCGCCACAGCACCAAACTGGAATTTGTGGAACAAGCCGCCGTGCAATTGGGCAAACGGTTGGATATTGTAATGGCAGCCTGAAACGGATCACAAAAGCAAAACCCGCCAAGACGACTACTGCTCTTGGCGGGTTTTATGTTGGATTGTTTTTGCAAAATAAAAACAGAGAAAGCCATCAAACTCTCTCTGAATCACGAAACATTGCGCCCACTCGCAACAACGTCCCGAATATAGCAAAATTGTATCAAAAAGTTACCACTTTATCAATGCCCAATAATCCCTTTTTCTCTAAAACATTCTTGCAATTTAAACCGTGCGACACGCTCCCAATTCGCCAAATGATTGCTGATGCGCTCGCGCCTGCGTGTAAAGGTCATATTTGGCAAGTCATATTTATCCATAATCGCCACCCGCTTAGGCATCTCGCTGTAAATATGGCGCAACATATCCGCTGCCAGATACACATCATCGCAAATCTTTTTCGCCACCAGCACGCCAGCAATAATCAGTAAGCCGTCCAATTTGCCGTATTCGCATTCCACCACGGCAACCAACAACGGGCTATTCAGGCAGCCTGAAACCTGCGAGCGTATCATCGCCGCGTTGGCGTGCCATTCCGCCTGTGTTAAACCGCTGCTGCTGGGGCAATCACCCTGAATATGGCTAATCACGCTTGCCGTGTTGCCGCGCGGCTCAATCATCACGCTGCTGATTTTGTACACCTGCGATAAGCACTCATCCAAATTACGATACATTTTTTCTCCTAAAACCGCCAAACCATATTGTCTTGATATTTGGCAGAATGGTTTACCCCTGTCTCCAAGCTCTGCACCTGATACCCATCCCAATGCTGCCAGCCTGTGCGTTTTTCCTGCACCGTCCATGCCGCATAATCCAACACTTCGCTGCGCGTACTGCCAAACAGCATAAATGGCGGTTTGATTTGTTCCGTCATCTTCAAAAAGTCAATCAAGCTGAAATAGTTTTCTTTGGCATACGCTCCTTGCATGGTGGAAAGATAAGGCGGGTCAAGCAGCAACAATGTTTCAGGCTGCCCTGCAAATTCAGGCAGTAAATCGGTAAAGCATTGATGGCGAATTTCCAAGCCGTCCAAATAATCGCTGGCATCGGTATAGGGCGATTTAGGCAAATTATTCCACCAAATTTTTTGCTTCAATTCCTGCCAGCTTCCCGCTTGATTGCCGCTAAATAAAAACCACGATGCCAGCGTTTGCATATCTACAAAATCAAACGTTTCAATCAAAGCAATTAGTTGTTGTTTTTCTTGCTCGCTTAATTTTCGTTCATCTCTCCGATTACCGATAATCGCCGCGCATTGCTGGCGCAGTTTTTCCGTATCGTTTATATGCCATAATCGCCGGGCGTAACCGTCAAAGTCGTTGTAAATTACCCGCGCCGCAGGCAGCGTGCGCTTGGCTGTATGTGCTAACAAACCGCTGCCACCAAACACATCTACAATCGTCCACCCCGCGCCATCATCGTGAATATGCTGTTGTAATAGCGGGATAAAGTGTTTAATGAAATTGCGCTTTTGCCCGATAAACGGCAATGGTGCTTTTTTGTAGTGCTTCAAATTAACCCTTTCTCCATCTCTCCAAATACTCATCCGCTTTCGCTTCAAACCAAGCCGCCGCATCCTCGGTAACAAGCCCGTTCGCCGCCAACACATACGCTTCGCCATACTGATGCTGCATAGCGTGTTCCGCGTGCGTCAGCGGCACACCTGAAAACATTGGCTTGATGCCCACGCCGCTGCCGCGCGACACGCGGCGCACATGGGCAAACTCGCAGCGCCCTTCGCCATCCACCCATTCCGAAAAGCAGCCTGAAATGCAACTCGGCTGCCGCCGCACCCACACCTGAAAATCTTTGTCAGTATTCAAAAATCACTCCCTGTTCGGCCGCCCACACCTCAATGCGCGTCTGATAATCCGCCATCTGTTGCGTGTTCAGCTTGGTTGTTGATAATCCGATTTTTTGGATTTCGCCGCTGGGCAACACCCGCTCATCGCAGCCGATAAACTGCTGTTTAAAATACTCGTGCCACATATCCGCGCTGTATCGCCGCCCATCCAGCCACACTTGCTCGGCAATTTGGTTATACAAGCTCCACAAGCGGCGGTTTTGCTCATAGCTGCGTTTGGCTTTGTAGGGGCGTATTGTGATTTCCAAATCGCCGTGCGCCGCCAGTAGCTCGGGAACAATGTTTTTGTACAAGTTTTCAAACAAAGGGCGCTGGTTGGACACTTGGCAGCGGAATTTGCGTTCATTCATTTGCGCCCCCACACCAACATCGCCGCATCGCGTCCATGCTCACTGGTCCGCTCCGTCCAGCCTGTTAATTGGGCAAAGGCTTCTTTGGATAGTTTGGTCTTGTTAGCAGCGGGCGACACCATCTCAAAGCTGATTACGTTGGGATATTGCTGTTGCAGGTCGCACAAATAATCCTCCCAAATCTTGGCATCGCGTTTCACGCTGCCTGCGCCTTGCAAGGCTTCGCGCCCTTTATCACCAAACCATTTGCGTTTGCGGGCATCTTCCACCACGATATGCAGCTTGTCGCCGTCCCTGATGCAGCCTGAAAGCGCGTGGCGCACTTCGCTCATGGCGCGATGAATGGGCAGGGTCAGCACGTTGGTCAGCTTGCCGTCCAAGCAGTAGGCAAAGCCTGTTTTAACGCCTGTGTCTATGCCGATGTACCAAGTTTTCATTGTGTTGTTCCTTTTTCAATCGGCCAGTTGTCCGATTTCAAATCGGAAAACCTCTCAACATTATTTTTCCCGATTTCAAATCGGAAAATTCCAACCGTACTCATCATGGCTGCGGTTTAACTGTGTGCATAATGCACACGGTTCAACTGTGGTCATCATGCCCACGGTTCACAAACCCCACACAACAATCCCAAAACCGCCTATCCAACAAATCCCCCACTTCGCAATCCAACCAATCCGCCAACGCCTGCACCGTTCCCCATTTGGGCAGCCGCTCGCCATTTAGCCAATCCTGCACCGCGATTACGCTCACCAGCACTTGCGGATTGCTGCGCCGCCATGCACCCAACACATTGTCCGATTCGGCGTAGATACGCGTTGCATTCGGGTTGCTGATTAAGCCCTTCTCGTGCAGCAGCGCGCGAAAACGCCACATAAAATCATCTTGCGCTGCACGTTGGCGATACATTGCATTTAGTCCCATCCCAGCAACACCTCCACATACGCCCGCCGCTTGGCAATCACATCATCCGAGGCAGCCTGAAAACGCCCATTGCTGCATTCAAACCGACAAGGGATAAACCGCCACGGCTCCCCCTTTTTGCACACCACCGATGCCGATTTCCAGCCCCAGTAATCCGCCGCTGCGCGAAAGTCGGCGTGTTGGCAGTTGAGACAGATTTCAGGCTGCATATTCCGCCCCCTGTGCCAACGCTTTCTGCCGCGCCTGTTCAAACCGTTCGCGCTCGGCTTGGCGTTCCCTTTCCGCTTCCGCTTCCAACCAATGCGGCTGCCCGATTTTCGCTTTCAAAGGTTCAAGCAACGCGGCAATGCGTTTGGCTTGCTTGGTTTTGTCTTCAAGGCTCAACGGCTTGCCTGTTTCCAGCAAATGTCTGGCTTCGTCCGCTTCGCCGGGCAACAGCGCATTGGCGTGCGGTTTGGTCAATCTACCTTGTTCCACCGCCTGCATAATCGCTTGCGTCATCTGCTGCTTGTCGGTACCCGCCGATACAAACCATTGGGGCTTCTCCCCCGTTTTCAGGCTGCCCGCAAGGCGGTTATAGGCTTCCTTGAATGCCATTCTCGCACCCACCTTGTCGCCCGCATTGAGCAAGCCCTGTGCGCCCATGCCCATAGCCTGCATGGCAATTTCAGGGATAACCAGCGTCAAACTCTCGTTTTTCCAGCTATCCACCAACAGCCCGAACGCCTCATCCGAGCTAATCAAGCCCGTATCCATGCGCGACAAAACGGCGGCAAGGGTTAAGCGTCCCGTCAATTCACGGCGGCAGCGGCGCAAAGCTGCCAACACATCTGCCAACGGGTAAGGCAACAATTCTTCCGCCATAGCCGCCTTTGCCACGCCGCTCATCTCGGTTGCCGTCAGTTCGCACACCACGGTAATCGCCTGCAAAATCTCTTCCATCGGGCTCATCATGCCAATCCTTTCGCTTTCAAAATTGCCAACGCCTCGTCATGGCTGCTGCGGTTGGCTTGGGTTTTCTCTGCTTGCGCCGCTTGCACGCCGGTCATCTGCTGCCCGATTTGGTAATCGGTGGCAACTTGCTGGTAATCGTGCAGCAATGCGCCAAAATCATGTCGGCGCTGCACGAAATACTGCTTGTTGTGGGAGGGGTAGTAAGCCGCCAACACAGGCGCAAGTTCCGCTCCCACCGTCTTCACAAACTGCGCCACTTGCCCGCGCACCTTCGCGTTGGACATCGGCAACACGCCATAGCGCGCCCGATAGGCACGGGCATAGGCTTCCCATGTTTTCACGTTGTCAGGGTTGCTGCGCGGGTCAGGTTTTTTTAGGTTTGCCCGCAGGCAAGGTTTCAGCATCCGCACCAACAGCGTTTTCAGGCAGCCTGAAATCGTCTGCAACAGAATCGGCGGCTGCGATTTCGCAAGCGAAACCGCAAGATGGGTCGCAAATCAGTTCTTGTTTATCTTTTTTCAGTTCTTGGTAAGTAGTTTCAGTTCTTTGTAATACACTGCTTTTTTCGCAGTCTGCGCTTTTAGCAGTCTGCGGTTTTAGCAGTCTGCGGTTTTCGCAGTCTGCGCTTTTAGCAGTCTGCGGCGTGTCGTAAACGTAATAGTCCATCTCCCCGCTTTGACGCTTTTTGCGTACAACATAACCTGCTTCAACAAGCTCTTTAAAAATCTCCCACAGACCGCGTTCTTTGGTATGTTTGCGCGTACCCTCGGTTTCTTTTTCCAAGGCTTTCACAATCACATGCCAATCATCTGGTTTGGAAAGCAGCGTGCATAGCAGCCCGCGCGCATCCCACGACAAGCCCCCGGCCTTGAAAACATCGTTATCAACGACTGTGAAATTGTTACTTCGCTTGGTTCGGATGATGCTCATGCCGCCACTCCCAACTTCTCTGCAATCCTGCTCATGCCCTTAGGCGTTAAATAAACCTGTGTATTCACACGCTCCGCGCCCGTGGATTGGCTCGTGTAGCGATACACGCTATGGGTAACGTAACCGCTGTGCACCTTGTCCTGATAGCCCAGCCACACCCCGCTGCCCCCGCTGCGATACAACCAACCATGCTGCGCCAGCCAGTCAAACAACTGCTTGGGCTGCATCTTCAACATCTTCGCCGCCTGCGTAACCGTCAAATCGCCTTGCGCCACTTCAATCCGTGCCAATGCTTCCGCCTTGGGCGCAAGCTCGGCAATCTGCGCCGCTTGCTGTTGATTGCGCTCCGCTAAATCAGCAGCCAAGCGCAAAGCATCGGGCAGGGTTTGCGGGATATTCAGGCTGCCTGAAAGCCGTTTCTCGCAGTCAATAAAATACTGCCGCGCCTGCTTGCCTTTGGCGTTGCGCTCCACCATTGAGAGTTCTTTTGCCATGTCTAGCGACAAAAAGTAGTCAATGCGCGGTCTGCCTTGGGTTTTTGATAAATTTGTCAAAAAGTCCACGCCGTCTAAAAAGCCGTAATCTTCAATGCGATTTTTTATCCAGTTTGAAAATTCCTGTTTGCTTTCCAAAAACGCATGAAGCTCACGCGCGTTTACCGTTTGTTGCGCCTGCCCTGCTACGGGGCGATTGACGAGTACAAATAATTCGGTCATAATCAAATCTCCTAAGTAATTCAGTCATTGCCCACGTTAGCGCGTGGGCTTTTTCTTTAATCCTCATCCGCTATCGCCTGATAATGCTCAACCATCTTTTCCGCCATAAACTTACGTTCCGCGCGGGTAACAATGGCAGCATCAGCAGGCACTAGCTTCAAATCCAGCGCAGCCAAAGCCGCGCAATACTTTTCCAAATCGCCATCTTTCAGGCGGC